GACTTGGAATGGTTCACCACCAAACCGAGTGATTCTAGGGTCTGAGTATATTTGGTTGCTAGCTTCTTTGGCCAGAAGCCTATGAGATCATCTCCACAGACTCGGTATGTGTCTTTTGACGCTCCCGCAGCCCACGCAGCAAAGCCGTTGAGGATAGATAGTAGGACCCAGGTTGGTCCAAGTCCCATGTGGATGCCTCGGCATGTTTCCACAGGGATGACCGGTCCTACTTGTGACTGGATGATCTTCTTCGAGAACATCCTCTCAATGACAGGCAGATCATGCGGGCGATTGAGCCTTTTGCACAGCAGGCGTGCTGTGCTCAAGGCGAGCTCGTGTGGGATGTAGTCTGTTGCAGCTGATAGGTCGGCAGAGTAGAGTTTGGAATTCCTACTCTGCCGGACTAGCTCGACAGGCTGGTTTTTGAGTAAGTCACGGAATGTGTCACAACGCATCAGCTGATTAAGCCACAGCTGTGTTAGTCGTCGCGCACATTGTATCTCCTCAGCGGGATGAAGCGTGACCACGCGGACCTTACCATTATCGTCGATAGGTAAGGGACGCATGGGTGCGGGGTCTCTTGTTTTCAAGTACTCTGGAACTATATCCACACCAGTGGGGATCTTCGGAGTGTCTTCCAAAGAGTCCGCAAGGTCGTCAAAATCGTTGAACAGATTTGGCACGGCCTCTGCGGGGAAGACACCTGTTAGAATCTCCTTCCATTCTGGTTGTTGGATTCCGGTGAACAAGAAATCAAGAGACTCGCATCTCCTCCTCCGGACCATTTCGATCAGCGCCACAGCGGTGCCACCCTCTCTTGTCGAGTGGGTGAGGCACGCATGGTCGTTCGGAATGGGCCAATCGGGGAGGACCGCTTCATCGTTGAGTGGTTTGAAGGGCAATACTTCAGATATGTACTTCTGAAGTTGGGGTAGATAGTCGACACCTATCTCAAATTTGCTCGTCCACCGCTCAACCGCCTTCTCAACTCCAGCGTCAAGGTCGCACTTACGCATTCGGTACAACACTGCACGTTTGAGCGTGCTTGCGAGGAATTCCGCCCTTGCAGCAGTCTCATTCGTTTGTACCAAGAGTGCGTGCTTGCGACTTTCGTGTGCGAACTCTGAGACTGCCTTAGGGCCTTCTCGGATGCAGCGCGTGACGAATGCTATGAACTTTTGGAGTCGTTTGAGATCTGGGGTCTTCTTTGTCAGTGGGTTGCCCCACCGCAAGATCCAGGCCTCTCTAATTGCCCAATAGCATTGTGTCACCGTGCGAAGTCGCATACGCTTGACGTTGTCGTGCTCACTGCTAGACTGGTTGGTACGAGCTCGCTCGACCTCGGCCAGAAACCTAGCAGCCCTCACCCCACCTAGTCTCCCAACTAGGCGAGCCATACTTTCGAACTTACGAAACTTATGAGGAAGTTTCGGAAACTTCTTGAGTATGGTGGTGAGGGGGGGACCT